GATACCAGAAGATATTAGTGTTACTACTGATACTATTGTTGTTGGCGACAGCAAACTTGGCTGGGCGAAGTCGTTTAAGAAACTACTATCTAGTCTATGGGAAGGAGACATACCTACAGTTGACTATTCCAATGTTAGACCAGCAGGAGCTCGTCTTAAAACCTTTGGAGGTAGAGCTTCAGGTCCTGAACCTTTAAAGAGATTGTTTGATTTTGTAATAGAATCATTCCTTGCTGCTAAAGGACGTAAACTTACATCATTAGAAGTTCATGATATAGTTTGTATGGTTGGAGAGATTGTAGTAGTTGGAGGAGTTAGACGTTCTGCTTTAATTTCATTATCTAATCTAACTGATAAGAGAATGAGAGAAGCTAAGATGGGAGCTTGGTACAATGAGTATGCTTATAGAGGTCTAGCTAATAATTCAGTTGCCTATACAGAGAAACCCGATATGGAGGTCTTCATGGAAGAATGGTTGTCTCTAGTTAAGTCTAAGTCAGGAGAAAGAGGTATCTTTAACAGAGTAGCATCTCAATCTCAAGCTATCAAACAAGGTAGAGAACCTGATTTAAACTATGGTACGAACCCTTGTTCAGAAATCATCCTACGAGATAAACAGTTCTGTAACCTAACTGAAGTTGTAGTTAGAGCTAACGATACTAAAGAATCTCTTAAGAATAAGATTAGACTAGCTACTATACTAGGTACACTACAATCTAATCTAACTAAGTTCCAATTCCTATCAGCAGAATGGGTAAAGAATACTAAGGAAGAAAGATTACTTGGAGTATCACTAACAGGGATTATGGATGCTAAGATTACATCAAACCCTGACCCTAAATTTCTAGAGGAGTTAAGAGATGAAGCCAATAAGGTCAATAAAAAGTATGCAAAAATACTCGGCATTGAGGAAAGCAAGAGCATCACATGCGTTAAACCGTCAGGAACCGTTAGTCAGTTGGTTGATAGTGCTAGTGGTATTCACTCTCGTCATAGTCCCTACTATATTCGTACTATTAGAATGGATAAAAAAGACTCCATCTATCAGTTCTTAAAAGATAAAGGTGTTCAAGTAGAAGACGAAGCATTCAGACCTGACAGTACGGCAGTGTTTTCTTTCCCTATCAAATCTCCTACTAATGCTATTACTAGAGATGATAGAACTGCACTAGAAGAACTAGAGAATTGGTTAATATATCAGAGACATTTCTGTAACCACAAACCTAGTGTTACTATCAATGTAAGGGAACATGAATGGATGGAAGTTGGAGCTTGGGTATACAAATACTTCGATGAGATAAGTGGTATTAGTTTCTTACCACATAGTGACCACAGTTATCAACAAGCACCATATCAAGAATGTACTAAGGAAGAGTATCAAAACTTACTTGTTGCTACACCTTCTAGTATAGATTGGAGTACATTTAAAGAAGAAGAAGATAACACAGAAGGTTCACAGACACTAGCTTGTACGGGGAATGCTTGTGAAATTACTTAAATGGATATCAACACTAGGTATTATATGTAGTATGTTATTAACTGCATATAATATCTATCCTCTTAACTTATATATAGCTATCCCAGCCACACTCGGCTGGATAGTTGTATCGTTTTATTGGGAAGAAACATCATTAATAGCACTAAATCTAGTAGCTCTAGCTATATATCTACTAGGTATTTTAAATTATTTAGGAGTAACACTATGAGATTTTCAGTGGGACCACTCATGGGAGTAGGAATTGGTATCGAGTTTACTGAACAGAAACACGATGAAAGATTGATACATTACTGTTTAATTGATGTGTTAATATTACGCTTTCAGGTAGCTTGGTATGGGTCAACGTAGGGTAACCTACCTAGATTCAACACAGGCTCTTAAAATGCGTCTGAGGTAAAAAAGTGCTTTTTAGAGCCCCTGTTTATAAGGGTTCTAGAGCACTCTTTTTTTACCTAAATAGCAAAGTATGGTTGTATTCTCCAGTAGTCTTCTAAATACGGAGTTAAATCTTCTTCACCATCTGCCATAGCTTTATTCAAATCTTTTAAAGCTTCCTTAGCAGCTCTCTGCTGTTTCTTCATAAGTTGTCTATGAGATTTATTCTTAGCATCTAACTGTTTAGATAACCATTTATCTCCAGAGAAATCTTCTCCTTCATCATAAGCATTAATTAAGTTACTTGCTTGAGGTATAGAATCTCTAAGCTTAAGGCTTACATCAGCTATAAAGTCTTCTATATTACCAGACCCTGCTAAATCATTTAAATCATATATAGCTTGGTCATTGTATATAGTTTGATTCATCATCAATTCATAAGCTAATTGTAATGAAGGATTAATAGTTAATAGAACTTGTCTTAAGTTATGTAACTGTGATTCTTCTGTACCTACTTTATAAACAGTTTCAGCAACGTGTAGAATACCAGCTCTTCTTAACTTCAATTCATCTCCATCAAACAATGCTTGATATAATCCATCCATCATTGGATATAACATATACATAGCAGTAGCTAAAGATAAACCTGAGTTAACACCATCAGATACTTGTTTAAGATTACTTCTACCTAACGCTATGTCTTTATAACCTAGCTTATCTTTAACAAATTTACCTGGTTTACCTGTATTAGATAGTATAGGGTCTAGAGCTGCTAACATATCTTTACCTGTATTCATACCAGATGATACCATACCATGTTTATACCTAGCAAAAATAACTACCTCTGGATTAGATAATACTTTAGCAATAGCTCTTGTAATCTTATATCCTAGTACACCTTCTGGACCAATAGTCTCTGGTAATCTATATGTAGGCATGTGTAGCTCTACTTCTTTTGCTGCTTGTAACATGTCTTCAACAGGTTTATCTCCTTTTCTACCACTCTTATTCCAAGCTTTAACACTAGTAACTAAATTAGAATCCATCTTCTGTTTAACTAATTGCATGTATAATATATCACGCATAGTCCACATAGAATACTGAGCATAGTTAGAGATACCACCATAACCTTTAGCTCCTTTATAAGCAAAAGGATAAATTTTATTATATACTTTACCCATTCTACCTGGGTTCTTTATCTGTGGTTCCCAGAAAGACTTCTCATTTTGTTCTTGTATTCTACCCCATGTTCTAGAGTTAATAACATTAACACTCATAGAAGATGCACCCTGGTCTATAAGTTTAATATATTCAGGTGTTCTTTCCATCACTTGTTTAAATGCCCAGGCACCATCTTCAGCCCATTTAGATTGAGAACCTTTAGTACCAAACATGTTGTTCCATAGTCCTTGACCAAAAGCTTTGTTTGCTTTTGAGAAACCTAGTGTAGAGTAGTAATGAATTAACTCATTGTGCATGTGAGGAATAGGATTAAGCATCATGTTCTTAACAAGTGTATCAGATACTTTACCTAAGATACCTTTCTCTTCATAGATTCTAAAGTTATCAGATATAATATCCCCTGCTCTCTTAGAGAAAGCATACTTATTAAATAAAGGTAAACCAGCATCATTCAAATCTATCTTCATAGGTTCTAACTGGTCTCTAGATGTTCTACGTCCTTTGTTTTCTAATCTTTCAGAGTTACTTTCAGCTACATTCTTCTCAGGTTTAGCTGGGTCATATGCTCCTCTCTTACCTTGACCTGCATCTACTGAATCAATTAATCTAGAATTAGTTTTACCAAATGCTGATTCTAAGTAAGCTTTACTAAACATATCTTTTCTCATTGCTTGTCTCTTCTGATTAATAGAATCAACAAGAGATGATAAGTGGTCAGGAACTACATCTTTAGCATAGTTATCTGCCATCTCTTTTCTAGATATGTTTTCTACTTTATACTGTACACCATCTACCATAACAGTATCTTTAGTTCCAAGTAATCCTCTACCATCATTAAGCTTACCTGCAGCAGTTGATATCTTAGAAGCTAATGAACCATCAGGAGTCATCTCTTCTAAACCTGTCTTACGATTAACCCAAGTCTTACCAGGTTCTGTTTGGAATTTATATACTTCTCCATCTTTTTCTACTCTTCTATTGACAGATACTAATGGGTCTCCTTTACCTTTCTCACCTTTCTTCTGACCTTTAATTAACTTCTTACCTCTAGTAATATAGATAGGTTCTTTTCCAGGAGATGTTAGTTTAAAATATACCCTATCAGCTAATGGTGCTTTCTGTCTAATAGGTGCATCACCAAACTTAATCTTATACTTATCACCAAATAAATTCATACGAATGTTATCAGGTTCCATTTGGAATCTTCTAGGTACAAAACTATCTTCAATATCAAACTTATCTAATAGACCTGCCTCTTGTAACTCTTTAGTTAATGCTCTATCTTCTTTCATTAACTTATTCATTACTTTATATAACTCTCTTTGAGCTGGGTTTAACTTAACATTAGATGGACCTTTTGTCTCTATCATATCTACAACTTCATTATACTGTCGTATAGATTCTTCATTTAACTTACGGTTCTTACCAAAACCATTCTCTTCACCAAAGAGGTTCTGCATTCTTTGTACCATGTTAGTAGCAGCAGTTCTACCTGCTTGGTCTCCACTTCTACCTGCCCATAAAGCCCACTTCCTTAGATTTAATAGCCCTTGTTTATCATCAGTAAGTTCTCTAATCATGTTTTGTTTTTCTCTATTAGTTCTTAGATTATCTACTGTATTATATGTCTCTAAATCTACATCTTTATATGTCTTACTATCCCAAGTCTTAAACTGTCTTACTCCACCTAATGGATTGTATTCAATATTGTTCTGCTTAGCTTTTAAATCTTTTATTTCAAGCTCAACAGAAGCTCTTTCTGTAGCAGGGTTGTCTAAGTTATCTACAAACTTCTGTCTTGAATCTACTTCAGCTTGTAACTTTTGTTTATCTGTCTTAGTTATTAAACCTTCTAAGGTTTTACCTGCATTCTTATTAAGTAAACCTACCATATCAGGTATACCTTTACCATAAGTATAATTAACTGCTGCATCATACCCTAGCTTTTGTTTAACTCCTTTATGAAAAGCACTAAACTTTGGACCAGCAAGTAAGGATGCTAAGTTAACTATAGAATCTGCTGTATCATCAGGTACTCCTACAGTTTTTAATCCTTGAGCACCTCTATCTATTAAATAACCAAAACCTTTAAGTAATGTACCCATGATACTTTCATTCATTGCTGTGTTACCAGATGGAATGACATCACTATCCTCTACCCATTTACGAGCATCAGCTATAAATTGTTTAGCTACTTTGTTTTCTTTTGGATTGGGTACTGCGGAATCGACTATAGCATCTGTAACATTATCTGCTATAGCTCCTTTTGAAAGGTACTCTTCTACTACATGGTTACTTCTTAACTTAGCTAGTTTAGATGCTGACTCATAAGATATACCTTTACCTTTTTCTGCATCTAATTGAATTAACTTATCTTTCCACTCACTCGGTACAGGTTCCCCTTTAGAAACCTTTTCATGTATAGCATCAGCCATTTGTGTAGTTAATTTAAGATTCTGAGCATTAACTGCATTATTTAAATCATCATCAAAGTAATAGTCAACACTATTCCATAGCTGATTAGCATGTCCACCAGCCCATTCAGGTGCTCCTGCGAACATGTTAGCTATAGTTAGTCCTTCATATATAGGTTGAGCAAGTATTCTAGCACCTATACCAGCTATGCTACCTACATTACTATCTCCAAATATATTCTCTACACCAGCATCATCAGGGTCTTTTGTATAAGTATTAGTACTCATCTCTGATTTCATCCTAAGATATCCATCAGCTAACTTAGTAGCAGCTACTTCATCTCCTTCAGCACTAGCATTTATTAGTGCTTCTTTAACTTGAGCTAAAGTTACCATTACTTAGTTCTTTTTTCTTCGACTAAATTTAAAAAGTCTTGGTCGTCCTCTAATTTAGGAGTTGTATTACCATCTAATTTAATCATAGAACTATCATCTCCAATCCATGCTTTATCAGGTTTGTATTCATACTCTTTTTGAATCTGTTCAGTTGCTTTTTGCATAGAATCTACTGCATTATTACCTTCTTCAATATAAGATAAAGTAAAGCCCATAAATATATTCTGAAGTTCTTTATATCCACTCTTATCCATATCTGCACCACCAGAAAGCTTAGCTAATATAGACCTATAGATTTGTGCATATGGTGAATTAGGGTCAGTAGCTGCACTTTCAAATAATTTAGCTTCCTTCCTATTTATATCTTGTTGCTTAAAGTAATTAGTTGTTTCAAACTGGTTTTGTTGTAGCATTTGAACTTGCTCTCTAAGCTTAATATCAGCTTCTGTTTTAGCTTCTTCTTGCTTTTGTGTAGATGCTACTGATTTAAGTTTCATTAATGTCTCTGCACTAGCTCCATTCTCTACTAGTCTTTGACCTAATGCATCATATAGTTTAGTACTATCCTGAGCATCATCTCCTAACATCTCCATAGTTTCTTTTAACGATGTCTGTGCAATTGTCTGTTCTCTAAGAAGTTTATCATCAGAATTAAAGATAGCATTACCTATCTTATTTACTCCCATCATCATAGGTCCCCAACCAGTAGGAGCATTTTGTCCTATAGCAGCACTTTCTCTGTTCTTAACTACTTGTCTAGCAAGTAGCTTCTCATCAAAATTAAATAATCCTTCTACTGTTGCCATCTATATCTCCTTATTTACCGAATATGCTTGATGCTGATTTAATAGGGGTAGACCATCCACCACCTTGCATTCCACCCATAGAGCCTGAACCCCAGCCTCCACCAGCTGTACTTCCTCCACCCATCATACTGCTAAAACCTCCACCACCTGCCCAACTAGCTCCTTGTCCAATTAGGTTAGTGAATGTACCTATGTTTGCTTGGTCTGCATTTAATCTAGTTTGAGCAGCACCCATATAAGCTCCTGCTCTAGCTTGGTCTCCAGGTTGAGCTGCTGAACCTAAACCCATACCCATCTTAAATGGATTTTGTCCTATTTCTTCTACACCTGTACCCATACCAAACAGCTTATAAACATCATTGTAAGGGTCAAGTCTCATATCATTACCCATTCCATAATAACCAAGACCTGTTTGCATATCTTTAAGTCTTTCAGACCTAGCTTGAGATTGAGCATCAAATGCCATTTTATTATCTTCTCTACTCATAGCTGTTAAATATTCTAATCTTTCTGGATTAGCGTACCCACCACCTTCAAATGTTGCACTACCCTGTCCCATACGTCCACTAGCAAAGAGGTTGTTAGCTAGTCGTTGTTCAGTTTTAGCTCTTCCAGGAGCCATAAGGTCTTGCATATCAGTGTAATACTTACTAGCATCTTTAGAGATATCTCTGTCATAGGCTTCATTAAACATACTTAAACCTTTATCTCTAATACCAGTTGCTCTATCTATACCAGCTTGGTCTGGACCAGCTAAAGCTTGGTTCATAAACATGTCTCTAAGTTGTTCTAACTCAGGACTTAATTTATAACTTGCTGTATTCTTTTGATAATCAAAGTTAGCATCTCCAAAGTATGAACCCGTAACATTCCAGGGTTTATACTGAGCCATATCTCCTGCTTCACGTTGAGCGGATGCAGCTCTCTTAGCTGCTCCTGTACTTCCTGTAATTGCTCCTACGACTGAACCCATTATTTCACCTCTTTTTCAAAAATATAACCTTTTAATTTAAATCCGTACTTCCGTTCAAAAGCTTTGTATCCTGCTTTTCTGGTCGTACCTCCTAGTATTGTCTTACATCCTAACTGCTTTGCTAACTCATTCATGTACTTATCCCAATAGTCTCCATTACCATATACATTTAAACAAACAAATGCATCATCATCTAGTACCCAACTCATGAACCCATGTTCATTTTCAATAAGATTATCTGTTAATACTTTTCTACTTCCTGATTTCTTTAGAAATCTTTCAGCTGTTTCTTTATCCAATGTATCTCCTAAGTTTTCATAATGAATGCTAGTGCATAGTATGGAGGTAAATTTTTATTTGTACCTGACTCACCTGATGAAGCAGTTGTAAATGAGTGAGCATGATTACCCGTAGTACTTGTACTTTGCCCTGGTAATGCTTTCCATTGTTGATACTCATTATCTACATCAATATTACCATTACCAGCAACAGCCTGTACTAAATAATGTGGCAATGTATGACTATGGTTACCTGTAGTGTTAGTAGAACCTGTATGTGTGTGTGATACATTAACTGCATCAGCACTACCACCTGTATCATCAGGGTCATATGTACTACCTGCACCTACAACCATTCTGTTTCTTAAATCAGGTGTGGAATTATCTCCATCACATAATACATAACCTATAGGTATAGAAGCTACTGCCCCTGACCACATAAGAATCATACCTGATAATATAGCATTCTGTGCTACAAAAGCAGTAGTAGCTAACTGAGTTGTCTTTGTTCCTTCTACAGCAGTAGGAGCAGTAGGTACACCAGTAAATGCTGGTGAGACTATATTAGCTTTACTTGCAACAGCTATAACTAAGTTATTAAATTCAATATCAAACTCCGAACCTCTAATAATCTTATCATTATCTGTATCTGGTAAAGAGTCCTTTCTTAAAAAGTTTGTTGTTTTTACATAATTACTCATTAGCTTCTCTTCCCTGTTTTTAAAAATATATCAATCTTTTGAACACTGATTAGTTCATCACGAATTGTAGCATCTAAACCAAAGTAGAATGATTCACCACTACCACCTAAAGGTATCTTAATTCTATGTACACCAATACCTACTGAAGCATACTTACTTACACCATATAAAGATGTAGGAGCTGAGTACTTTGGATATATACCTGTACCTAAATCTCTATCTACTACAACCTTTCTTGGATTCCTTGAATAATCATAACCATACTTCATAACAAAGTCTTGTTGTTTAGCACCTTCAATAGTTAAGGTAGCTCTCTTAGCAAGTTTACTAAGTATTTGTCCTTGCCCACCTAAATCAGAACTAGCTGACCTATAGTTCATATCAAATGTAGTATCTCTATCTTGTAGTCCTGTATACTGAGCTACTCCTCCAGTTACACCTAAAATTAATCCATACTTCTCTCTATCATCAAAGTAAGCATTAAATAGCTCTCCACTAGCTAATGACCATGTAGTACATCTAGCACTACCATTCTCTAATGGCATTCTTAAATCTAAATATATTATCTTTTTGTTTAAAGGTAATGTAACTACATAGAATGCATCATCTTCACAATACCCAGCTCTTATGTTTTCTAAATTAGTTTCATAGTCTAACCATCCTGTCATCTCATCTCTAATATTAAGAGTAAGTTCTCTCATTGGCATAGACTTCTCTTGTACAGTTCTAGAGAAACTTCTAACACCTGACTTAGACATGAAGATTAAATCCGTACCAGTGGCTTTTATGGAGTCCCTAGATAGACATCCTACACCAGTAATAACATCTTCTAATGACATAGTATCAGGATTGTCTGCTCCCTTATAAATAACTATGTTATCTCTACAGAATATAACTAAGAAGTTATTGTGTTGTGCCATACCTACAATTGTATCATTGTTACCTACAACAGAACTAATGTCAAGTATACCGGCATTGTCACTGTTAAAGTTAGTAGGGTCTAACAAGTCACTATAAAATATAGTAAATGGATTCTCTGATATACCTGCTGTCCATATTCTACCATAAGCAGATAAACAAGCATCAGGGTCAAAGTTAGTTACACCTAAAGGTTTCTTTTCTATCTCTGCCCATTTAGTATCTACTCCTGTTACATTAAATGCTAAAGCAGGATTCTTACTCTGTGTAGCTATTGTCCATATCTTTGCATTAGAACCTGCTCCTTCAGGTAGTGTTTGCATTTGCCATCTACTACCTTGTATGTCTACTCCTGATGGAGTTATATCATCTAACTCAGATAAAAAGTTTCTAGTACCAATTGATGGTGCTTCTACTCCTTTAAACATTCTATTGTTACCATTAGCTAGATAAAAACTTCTTCCATCTATTAAGTCATGTCTCCAAATAGATTCTATATAGTTATTACCTAGTGTTGCAATTTCTTCTTCTTCAGAATTTAGTAGTTTATGCCCTTTACGGCTAGTCATTCTACCACCTTTATCTATAGTAATATTATCTGCTTGTGTTGCATAACCACTAGATAACCCTACTTGTGAGTCTTGTGTATTAAGACCTAAGAACCCAGGTGCTAGTAAACTAACTGATTCTAAATTACCTGTAGGCATTAAACACCTCTCCAAATAGTTTCCATAGGTTTCCTACTAGCTTCCATAGACACATAGTCTGCTAGTAATGATTGATATCTTTGTTGTTGGTTACTAGTACCACCATCTTCACCTCTTTCCTCGATAGCTCTAGCTACTGTATTTTCTATAACTAACAGATGAGGTACTAATAATCTATCACCTTCTTCTTTTAAATCCTTTTGAGGACATGTCATATTAAATCTTAAGTGTTCTTCTGCTTCTGGTTTAGGATATACATCTACTCCTAAATTTCCTTCAGGACTAATACCATTCCAAGCAAACCAATATGGAGAACCTGAAGCAACATCATCAGGAGCATAGGCTCTATCCATCCATTCTGTTGTTCTAGAGTTTAACCAGTTCTTATTAGTATAATTGTATACATCAAGAGTTCTAGCACTTGTATCTGTATCTAACAGTTCATAATGAAATACTCCAGGTTTAGTTATTACCTGTACAGTTTTTCTAAGAGCTTCCCAGTTAAATACATTTTCTACATCTCTTTTAGCTATATTAACTAATTGACCTATTAATGAAGAATACTCATTCTCATTGACAGCTTCAACCTTTTCTTCTCTTAATCGTACTAGTACGCTATTTACTATCTCAATGTACGTCATTTCTACCTACCTCGTTTAGTTTGTATTTGCCACTGTCTACCGTTGTGTTTATTAACTACATAATCTTTATAATGTTTATTAGGTGCAGGTTGTGTATTATGTATCTTCTTATTACTTACTTTTTTTACCATGCTTTTTCCTCTTCTTGTTAGCTTCTTTAGTTAAGTTCTTTTTAGCAGACTGTGCTTTCAAATTACTTCTTCTATTGTCCATAGCATTATCATTCTTATGAGCTGCATGTCTCTTATCACCTACCTTAAGTCCTAGCTTTCTTCTTGCTGCATTACGAGAGGCTCTTTGTTTAACTCGTTTCTTTTTGTTTCTCTTTTCCCAAGCTAACTCTTTCTTGTAGTCCCTCTTACCGTTTGTCATGAAAGGCATACTACTTCTCTTCTGTTAAATTCTTAACATGATATGCTGCTAGGTTACATGGGTCATATTGCCATGATGTCATTGTGTTGTGTACTTTAGGATTGTCTACACGACAGTTCTCATATGAATGGTAAGCTTTAGCTACCTTCCAATCGTTATCCATTCCATATCCTACACCTACTAGTAAACCTATAATTGCTAATACTTCCATTAGTCTTTCTCCTCAGTTGTATGAATTGTTTTCATAGTCCTACATGTTTTAATTGTACTTACTTGTCCGTATGCATCTTGTGTAGTAGTTTCTTCACAAGCTGTTTGCATTATTACTTTCTTATCTTTATCTTCTAAGTTAAGGTCTAGAGGGTCAGCATAATCACCAACCCCTAGTCCTATTATTGCTACAATTACTTCTATCATTACTTACTTTTGTGAGGTTCGTTAAGAACCCAATGTTTAAACTTATACCATACATGTTCTAGATATTCTTCCCAGACATACAGAGCCACTGCTGTCCCAACTATCCATTGCCATGCTGGTGCTGATACTGTCCATAATGTTTCCATACTACTTACCTCCTCCGTTGATAAACTTTTGTTATAGTTCTGCCTATAGTCTATAAGCAGTAAGTTGATTACTAATAGTATCACCTACTGTATTTAAATTACCACCAGAGTTTTGAAAAGCTGAAACTTTAACAATGTCTCCAGAGTTTAAAGTTATTATTGTATTACAAGTAGGACCTCTGCCTCTAGTATCATTTTTAGCTACATCACCAGAATTAACAAGAATAGAGCATATAGCT